AACTAGAGACCTAACAATATAAATTTTTTCGTATGGAGTTTTCTCATTTAGAACATCTTTTAGTGCATTATAAAGAGTAATAAATGTTTTTCCCGTACCTGCACATCCGTATGCTACAAGATTTTGGTCTAAACGATATCTATCGAAAAGTTTTTCTTGGTTTTCGGTTAACGGTTCAATCTCTTTCATCAAAGAGACATTAATTGGCTTCTTACGTTTCATTTGTCTATTGCTCATCCCAAACGGTACTACTGGAACTAAATCTTTTTTCTTTCTTGACATTTTAAAAATCAGATTGGTTTTACTCTGGATCCTGGTGCTTGAGATGCTTTTCGCAAAACATCATTCCACCCAGGGTTTTTTTGAATGAGTTTGTCTTTCCATTCTCCAACTTCTCCTGGTGTAGCACACCCTTGAGACCAATCTCTTTGCCATTCTGGATTGTCGTTATACCATTGAGTTATATCATGAACACTCATTTCAATAACTTTTTGTTCTCCAGTTTCTTTATTAATAATTGGATAAATTGCCATCAAATCTCCTATTATGAGTTTTTAATATTTATTCTTAGGGAGAAAGTCTTGCTTTATGAAGACGTTTCTGCTCATAATATGCCCAAACATTTGGCGACCATTCTTTAATATGCTCGGAAATTTGTTCGCACAAACATTGAATTTCTAGTTGAGCATCTAGTTTTGACCGAAGGTCTAGAAGGTGAAGAACAGAACGAAGATTAAAAGAAACTACAAAGTTTTGTCGAATTGCTTGAGGAAGATAATCCCTCAGATGTTCCTCACACATACCTTCAGAATAGTATTCTGCATATTCTTGACACTCTAGAAGAATCCTAGCGAGTTTTCTTTGACGATGCTCTTCTGTCCACTCATATTTTTTACCCTTTCGATTGGTATAAAATCCAGCTGGACGAACATAAAAAACTTCTTCAATGTCAAGTTCTTGTTTTGCAACCTGACGAACTCGTTTTCCAGTATACCTTTGAGATTGTACATCAAAGGTAACTCCTACGCGATGAGTTCTTGCCTGAACAATTACATTATGAACGTATCCGGAAACGGAGAATGTAATTGAAGGATGTTCGATTGGACCCCAATGACCTCGCTCATTTCCCAATAGTTGGTCAACAATCCATTGACCACACTTTTCTGGACTTGGTGGTTCTACTGTATGAATAGGAACTTCTGAGTAATCACATTTTCCAGCCTGCCAAATAATTTGTTCTGGATTTTCATAGGCATTTAGTTTTACAACGCTTAGATTTTTATCCAGAGTAAGAAGGTCTTTTGCTTTAATTGGTTTCATTAATTTCCTCAGTAAGTACTATCTTCAAAGATTTCATCATAATCGTCTATGGGTAAAAAATCAATACCCTGGTCTTCATCAATATTTCTGTTAGAACCTGGGGTTGTTTCCAATTCTTCCTCCAAAACATTTATCACAAATTTTAAATTGTCTATAATCGCTTTAATCTTTTCTGGATTCATTATTAGTGGAAACAATAGAAATTATAGACAAAAAAAGAGGGGATGTCAATCCCCTCATCAGAATTTTTACTTATTCAACAATCGAACCTCAAGTACAATTAACAAGATGAAAATAGCACTTGCAATTGTAATTTCTGCTACAACCATCATAGTTTTGTTTTGCAATTTCCTGCCATACAAAGCTGAGCATTATACAATTTTTTCTCTTTAATTTGCTTTTCTTTAATTATAGAAAGCCAATTAACTGGAGATTTTTTCATGATACCACCTCAACGTTTTTGTTGTAGTTAATTCCACGCCATTGATGTGGTAGGGTCTTAACTTCATGCTTTTGTTGATTTGGTCGATTGTCAGTATCGTACTTAATACCGCGATAAGTAACTTTTGCCATTTGAATACTCCTAAAGAAATGAGATGATTAGTCCCGTTCCTTCAGTCGGCTTTTGCGTCTTATTCTCCTACTTTAAAGCACGCAGGATCTGTTCCTCTAATAAAGACAGAAAGAAAAGTTAATTTCTCATCTCTAGTTAAAAGTTCAGATTCAAATACACCATTAGTTAACCAATCAAAATCCTCACACTTCATGAGAATTTTAGAGTCTGGTTGAGACGTTGCTAGTATCAATGAAAGTAGAAACATAAGATGAACGATCCGTTCCGAGTCGGCTTACTTGCGTTCGCTATTCGGAAATAGCGAATGAACGTATGGTCATTATAGACCGTATAATCTATATAGTCAATTGGTTCTGTAAAATACGATACAATTTTTTTTATTTTCTTAATGTTTTTAGATGCTCAAGAATATTTTCTCTAATCCACATTAACTCATGGTAACACTGCTGTTCATGAGCACATTGTCTAAGTTCTTGATCTGGTTTGTATACACTTTCAATAAACAAATCTAGACCGCGATTCCATTTTTCTTCTTCGGACATTAGAACAATCCTTTTTTACTGAAATATTGTAGAGACTCTTTCATGTTACCAACATGTTCACTACCATATGCAACTTGAGGAAATTCTGCTTCCGAACCAAACTCAGAAACAAATTGCCTAAGAGTGAAGTCTCTGTCTAAAATATATTCATGATATTCTCCGCCAAGAGATTTTAGCAACATTGCCATGCGCTCACATTCTTGACTTCCATTACTATAAATTACTGCTGCTTTAGTCACGTTGCCTCCAATCATCAGGTTTATCTTGCTTGAACCAATCAACAATTTCATCAGCACTGCTGAATCCAGTTCTATGATTTGATGGATCTGGATCTCCCAACCCCATCTTATTCATAAAATCATCAAGTCCTCCTTCTTGCATATCAGGATTTGCAGCTTTCCTTCTTGCTTTGTCCAACCAATCTCTGGCAGTTGTATGAGACTTTGCAAGTTTTTCTGCCCAAATCATATCCTCAAGTTTTACATCTTCGCCATTTACAATACACTTGCAAATAGATTCTAAGCGTAATCTGTATTGTGTGGATAACATATCAATCCTTTGCTTTGGTTAACCAGTTTTCTAATTCATTCACTTTTGTGAACTCATTGTATGCTGCTTCTGAACGTTCATTAAGAATATCCAGAATGTCATCAATGATTAAATTGTTGTCAATATAATCGTCTAAGTATTTATCGATAGCCTCTTTAAGGTATCTCTTACGATTCCATTCTGGAGAATAAGGTCTATAGCTTGCCATAATTAACATTGTTCATAAAGCAATACTAGTTGATGAAGAAAAATTTGTCAACACACATTACCTTTCTATGTAACTCAATGTATGATTTTCAGCATTTAACTGTTGAATAATCATATCACATCCAATTTTTGGATTTGAATCTCCGCAAGTAAATATATCTACTGCAGCATTACCATCTTCAGGCCAAGTATGAATACTAATGTGACTTTCTGAAAGTAAGGTTAGTACAGTAACACCTTGAGGTTTAAACTTTTTACATATTGATTGGATGACAGTAGCGCCACTTACAAAAGCAGCATTTTCTAACAAATCAATAAGATAACTTTCATCATTTAAGTGATTAAATGAACACCCATAAAGATTTAACAAATAATGCTTTCCCATCTCAGTTTATTCATCTCCAACTAAATTGGATATAATTGTTTCAGAATTATCCATCACCTTCAATGTGTAGATTGAAGAATTCATATACTTTTTAAGTCTCTTATAATCTTTTAGTAGCTTATCTACTTCATTACCATTAACAGTAATTCCAAGACTACTTTCTACATTTTTCTTTTTTGTTTTTTTACTATCACCAAAACCTTTGTTCATTTTCTTTTCTTGTTTTTATCTGAAGATTTTTTATTGCCCCATAGTTTTGGATTGGTTCTACCATATCCAAAATCAATTCTCTTAAGTGAATTGGGACCATATCTATCATAATATAGATCAAATATACGAACTCTTGAACCTCTTGTCAAATCAATATATTCTTGACCATCAACAACATACCAAACCAGATATGCATCATTAGGAAATGATTTATCTTTTGCTCTCTCTATAGTTGTTTTTTCTAAAAGAATGTCACATCCATACTTGGATGGAGTGTAACTTGAATCATCAAACATTTAATTACTCCCAATTTATCAAGAACGTCCTCCCCACTTTATATCTGGATATGCTTCTTTGACAATTTCTAGAGTAATTTTATACTTATCCGTAAGTTTCTTATCTTTTACTAGGATTAAAATTTCTGCTTCTAGAGGATGCAAACCTTCTAGAATTTGAATAAACATAGTTTCCCTTCGAATTGAAGTTAGACTATCGTTACCTCCCCTAACAAAATTGTAGAGTTTTGTGTATTCGTTTCTTAGAGAAGTATGTTGAGCATCTGCTCGTTCTGCTAGACCATTGAAAGATACTTTGTCCTGAGAACCTGCAATTCTTTTCTCTACCTTTTCACTAAGACTTCCACCAAGAGAAGTTTGATCTTTGGTATTTGAATATGGAACAGGACCTTCGGGTAGAGCGGATTTTACACTTTCGTCAAAGTTCCAAATAAAAATTGATTTTAGTGCTGGATTCTCGTACTTCTTCAGCACTTCAATTTTTTTAGCATTGGACCTTTGCTTCGATACTAACTCCAGAATTTCATATTGAAATGCATTTGGTTGCAATTCAACACTCTGTTCTGGTTTTTTTGCGGTGACTTTTTTTGTTCTTGTAGAAGTCTTTGCTTTCGTTGTAGTCATAATAGATTCAATTCAGTATTATTTTGGTATTTATTATTGTTTAAATATCTTCTTCGTTCTCTTCCGAATCATAATCTGAAAAATAATCTTTTTCAAATCTGACTGACAATATTTCATCTGGAATTATGTTCCCATGCTCATCTATAAATTCTGGATGAAGATTGAGAGGTCTATTTTCCCAAAAGTGTTTATTTGCTATCCATCCAACAATTCCCCCAACAACAAAAAACAAAATAGTAACAAGCACATATGATGTTACTAAAAGCGTCGTTTCCATTGTTATTACCCCCCAGAAAGTTATTTTTTCTTCATATAAAAGTTAAAGTTAAAATGAAACTCCCTGGAAAAAAGAGAGAACATTTTTCCAAAACTTATCTCATAATCTTTTGGAACCTCCCTCTTTTTATTGGTTTTTCGGAGCATAAGCTCCACACCTTTATTTATCGACAATCGTTTTCCTTTTTCTTCCCGGCTTTTTGTCATCACTATACCTCCTTGCATCTTGCATTATAGAGTCCAAATAGTTTCTTATTTTTCTTGCTTGAGGTTTAGAAATATGACCATAAGCTTCTCTAAGTTGCTTATGGTTATTGTCCATACCACCTTCTAGATATTCCGACAATTCATTTACGGTATCTTTAATGGAGATTGCAGTGCTACTAGAAATGAATTCATCAACGTCTCTCTTTTTGGCACCTTTAATCTTTAAATAATCATAAAATTTTAGAACAAAAGATCCTTGGAAAGCCAAATCAATTGCTTTCTCTACGTCGTAACAGAATTCGATAAGATATGCTTCCATTAAATTACTTTGTTTTCCTTTAAATAATTTACTGTTTCTGTGCAACCACCAAGATGATTTTGGTCATTTAGGATTACTTGAGGAAAAGTAGAACCATCTCCAAATTTGGAATAAAATTGTTCCCTATCAAAGTCTTCTCCTAACTTATAAATGGTATGTTCAAGTTTTGTGATTTGTAAAACCCTTTCAATCTTATCACAAAAAGGGCATCCAGATTTAGAATAAACTGTAAACTTCATATCAGAAATCATCCTTTTAATAGTATGTATTATTTTTAAGATTCTGGAGCAATTGATGGTTCAAACGGTT